CGACGACCTATTCTTGCCATTGATCTATACACAAAACGGGGCGGTGAATATCAATTCACCGCCCCGCGAGGCGTGCTGCCGCACTCGTATTATTGCCAGTCCACAGGATGAAACACAATCTGTGGCGGCCTTGCCACCTCTCCCCGATGCAAATAAATCGTCACATCGGCCTTGCGACCCTGGGCTATAGCAACCCGAATAGCCGCATCGGTCCGCATTATCTCAATAACCGCCGCAACGATAGACTCGATTCTTTTATCTGTAGAAGTGCTCTGATCATTCGCCATTGGCATCCTCAAGTACAGGTATTAAGAATTCGGCAATGCAATTCTGCCAGCTCATTTGCTCCGCAAAATCCCTGGCCGTCGATGGTGATCCAAATACCTGATCATTTTCATCCCAAACGGCACGGTATCCATTGACAATATCTTGCACATCCGGTCGTCCAATAAATCCAGCAATCTGGCCCGGCACCCATTCAACACCGGTCAGCTTAGCCTTATAGCCATATACACTCAGCTCGATCAAGCTANNAAAATCGGATGTAACTACAGGTGTCCCGGTGGCCAGAGCCTCCAGTACAGGCAAGCCAAAGCCTTCACCGAGCGTTGCCATACTGAGAACGTCCGTTGCATTGTAAAGCTTATTCATCCAATGCCCATCAAGGCCCACGGTATAATTCCAATGCGATGGGAAGAAGATCTCCTTCCCGACCCGGAGATTAAGTGCATCCATCAATGGTTGCAAATCTATGCCTGACGGATAGCCATGACGAGACGTATGAATATACATGACAGCATTCGGCTCATATTCCCCGAGAAAACGGGCAAATGCCATCATTTGCCCATCGAAGTTTTTGCGCATGATGGGTAAAGTTGAGGCATTGGCTGCAACTATAGTCACCATGTATTTATCTGTCAAGTCGATACCTATTCGCTCACTCAACCACTGCTTGCACTCATGAACATCCAGTGGCCGATATATCTCAGTATCAACACCCAATGGTGCATACCGCACATTTTTCAAGCCGGACTCACGCATCACTCTCGTTCCCCATTGCGAGTAGTTAAGACCCATGTGCGCCGCCTTAATATGCTTGACAAGATGAATACTAGCTGGGTCAGCCTGACACGGATGCCAATGTATGACTTTGGCCTCGTGGTTATCAGACCACAAGTTAGGATCACTAACGATCCACGGATCACATATTGTCAATAATATGTCTGCCCCGAAGTGCTTAACATGACCAGACAACACATCATGGCCTGTAGTTGATGCACCAGCCGGATACACCGGAATACCTTCCCACCCCGAGATCACACCGCGAACGCTATTCCACGCAAAATAGGCCACGTCATATCCCCGTCTGGTCAATACCTGGCCTACATTACGAGCAGCTAGACCATAGCCTGAGCCGATCCACGGGGCTGTAGCATAAATCATCACCTTCATGCAGCATCAATCTCCCTATTAGGCCATACTGACCAGTGACCATCACTCTCACTATCTTGCGCATTGAGACTAGCAACCACTTGCTCAGTAGCCGCCTGAAGCCGAGCTATCAAATCAGTATAGGTCATCTCCGACCAAACATGTTGCTGCGTCAGATCAGGACACAGAATAGATGCTACCCTAAGTATCTGTATCGAAGACAAGGGATGGGACACATCCAGTTGCTGCAAGGTCTGCACTGCCCATAAATGACTCAGTGTCACTCTCATCACGTCAACCCCGATGTCTCCACAAGATCAACCTCCAGATGATGCCCCTGCCCAGCAGCATCATCAACAAAGCTGGCATATAGGACCTCGTTATGCAATACCCCAGACGAAGTGAACGTAATTTGGTCCGTTTCCTGAATGTCTATGCTAGACTCAAGCCATATCCGATATTTACCCCAGTTCGGCCTGCCGAATTGGCAAGCCTTGCACTAGACATCGAACTTCAGTTGCAATCGCACTAAAAATCCATTTCTCCCCACCGACCCCATCAGGCGTTCGTGCTGCGCGGGCAATAGTACAACGATGCTTCATTTCATTGATAAAAGCCAGATCAGTCATGGCGCCTCAACCGGATCGGTCATAGTCAGAAGAAACGGCTGTTCGGTTACGTAGACCTTACCATCATTGTAGGTCACTTTCACTTCAGCCCGGTACAAACCGGCGACCGAGCCGGCAGTATCGGCAGGCACAAAATCATACGAACACAAACCGTTAGCCGCATCATCCACAGTCAAAGACTTATTCAACATCAGATCAACCGAGGGCTCATTGAAATCGGGAGCTGCAATGAGCTTCACCGTGCTATATCCAGTCAGATCAATGGCAGTACCAAGTTGATCGGCCAGAGCAACATTGATGGTCTTACTTACACCCCGGATGATACTGAATGAAGCCATCAGTTAGCCAGACACCTTCTTCATCACCAAAGCCAAAGTCTCTGACTTCTTTGCCGCTAAGGCCACAGANNNACTGGTTTGCACAATTAGTGATACCGCCACAGTTACACCTCGTCCTCAGATGTCTGACTCGCAAGATATTCAGACGGCTGAGATACCGGAATCTCTCGCGGCGCGTGACAAAAAACGAACAGACTCCCGCGCAAAGCGCCGGATACATTCCATACATCTAAGGCAACATGTGTGTATCCATTATCAATATCAAGCGATTCCGCCAGAACTTCCATTGTAAAAAACTGCCCTACCCCTCCGCCGAAAGACAACACACTCATCCCTATCGGCGGTGTTTTTTGCTTACTGCCTGTTCCACCAGAATCCTGCCCCTGATAAACCCTAAACGCGGCGCCACCTGATGTATTAAGATCAACAGCGATAAAGAATGTGACCCGCTGATATGTCGCCATATCAATCCAGGTTGACGGCACTGTCTCCTCAACCAAAACCGAAGGTGTACGTAATTGTTCGATGCGAACCCCTTCGTGAAAATATCCTGACGGCACAACATCCCCTCATTCAAGCTATCACATGTTCCAACAAGGAACCGAGGACCATCTGGACGTCTGCGGGCAGATCATCAGTCCGCTGCATTTTCTGGAAAGTAACCAGATATTCACCAATTCGCTTCGTCCTGATCCCCTGATTTCCCTGTCGAACGATGAGAGAGCTTACTAACTGTTTCACGGCTAACTTTACCGTGTGATCAGGTTCAGCCATAAAGCCCCATTGTCCAGCAATTTGAATGACTTGCTTATAATCACCTGAGCTATTAGGCAACCAAACGATGCCCTGGGATGGCTTTAGCTCAATGCTCATCTTTGGATAACTGTTTGCTGGCCACAACCAATACTGACTATTGGTAATGATCGTTCCGTCACCATTAGTAACTGTAGTCACTGACCACAAGTAATCGTTGAATAACAGAACGCTGCCATCAGGTATATCATACACTTTGGTTTCATCATCGGTTGGCAAATAGAACCGACGATGAGTTACCCGATCCAATACGCGACTGGCTTCACGTACCAGAGAGGCATACTGCTCATCTCTATCCGACGATGTAACATTGAGAAAACTCTTCAGTTCATCGACAGTTACATAGTCGGCATGAACGTCGGTCATCTTACAACCTCAGAACGGCAAACTGGACGCCAACCGGTCATAGTGTGCAGATGCATCATCAACCGGCTGTGCATCTGCTCCGTCAGCACCTTCCTCGCGCCAATCTATTTCAGCCAACAATGCATCATCGGCCTCGAAATAGACTCGAACGGGCTCATCTATAGGAATGTCAATAATCACTCTTGACGCACCCTCGGGCACAATACCTGCCTCCACCAGTTGCTGCAGCAAGCTAGCCAATGGCAATGCCCTTTCTCGATATTGTCCGCTCATCTTCCTGCGAGGTTATTATTTCGGTCCACTGCAATTCAAGATCACGTTTGAGAGCCGAGGCCGTTCGCACACCAATCGCCTTGGCTCTTTGCAACGCTGTTGCACTCATTGCATGAGCCATAGACGGAGTAATATCAGCCGCGACAAGACCTGCAAGCTGCTTACCCCCTAGCCACTCTGGCCAATGCAATTGATCAGCCAGTTTGGGCGGTGATTCTTCCTCTACTTCATCCACTGACTCTTCGAGGATCGGGTTGCCCAATGAATCAACAAGCTTAACTACACCCTGCTCAACTAATGATTGAGCATGGGATATACTGGTTGCGAACATATCACCCCTTCCCCACGCCCCCAGGGGTTCATCGAGGACACGCACGTATTGCTGAGTCATAGCTATATAGTCGTGCGGGGCGCAAGGGGAATACCTTGCGCCCCGCGCTCATCATGCAGGATCGCCAACAGCACCGTAGTATACCAGGCTAGCCACAGTTGCCGCCGTAGCATCATCTTGCCAGACTTTCAAGACAAGATCAGTGCTGGAAACAACAACTGAAGTCAGGAATGGGTCGCCTGCACCTGCACCCGGCGTAGTACCGAGTGCAGCCCAGGCATAGTCAATGGCCGATAGCGAAGCCGACAAATCGACTGAGATCGTGCCGGTAACGGATTGAGAGCCGCCGACCAGCTTCTTCCCACCCGATATGTCGATAACGCCACCGGATTTCGACTTTAGGGCGCCCCCACCCTGTTCGAGGTATACATCGGTCTGATACGTTGCATCAGGCATCAGATCACCTCCTACAGGCCAGTCTCGTACAATTCAACTGCCTCATCCCACGCCGCAGGCTGTGTCACCGGCAAGTTTCTGGCCGGGTAACTGATAGCCCAGATAGCCGCCGTAGTCGTACCAGCAACAGTACAACTGAGAGCGACATACCTGAATCCATTGGCAATGTCGAGCTTCGAGACCGGAATCTCGATACTGGCATACTTGTTGTCATCAGTACCAGCCAACTGCGTAATCTGGGCGGTCACGGTTGTCCCGGCGTTGTTGACATACGACACATTCTTGGCACCGGCTCCGGCAGCGGAAGTAGCCTGGCGGGCTACGGCGTCAAAGTTGTTGTCAGTCGCGCCAAGGCGCAATCAGAAACACCACCCGGTCGTATTCGGATGTATCCAGATACGTTGACGGGATCACACCAGTCGTGATCGCACCTGGATTGTGGATCATGTCCACACGGGCCTCTTGATAGAAATTTCGCATCCTCATCTTATTCCTCCTAGCTCGCGGCTACCTTCTGGACACAGAACTTCCAGGGTTCAGTAACCTGTCCACCCAAACGTCGCCGGAGGACGTAGACGACCTGGTTGGTACGGGCTTCCGGTGAGCCAAGGAACCGCTCAACCGTCATGCCAATCCGGTCAGCAATGAGATAGCCAGTCGGATCACCGTAGATGATCGGATAGGCGTTGGCGCCAATGTCGGGAAGTGACTCGTCCTCGAACATTGGCTTTCTCAAAAGCTCATCGTCATCCAGGTCGAAGAAGTAGTTGCCCGTACCATCCTTGAGCAATTCCAGGGCCAGGGCGGTGGCCGAGTTCATCAGCCACACAGCGCGGCCCCGATACTGCCGGGCAATACTACGCTTCGCTCTGCGCACACCATCTGCCGTAACCGCAGTAGCATTGCCGGTCACAGCCTCAGACAAGCTCAGCGAATTTGCACTACCGGGCAAGATACCCTGGGGCTTACCGACACCATCACCGATCAGAAACTGCTCGTCCTCATCAATGGCGACAGCTTCAGAGAACAGCTCTTGCAACAAGTCGGCGACAGGCACAGCCGCGTCCTCAATGAGGTTGCGGCCAAGGAAGGTTTCGGCCATGACGGTGTGGACGGGGATCTTCACCATTCCAAAGGTCGGATTGGTCTTGGCAGCACCAGCGGCCGGTGTTGCATCCACCCACGTCACGCGAACGGCTGAGGTATACCGATCATTGCCACCTGCAAGCTTAGGCCATTCCACTACGTCCCGCGACGTTGGAACAACCCGCGCCCGGCCGCGCATGATCGTCATCCCCACTGTACGGCGGATAATCTCGGTCCGAAAGTCCTCTGGCACCAAGAATCCACCCAGCACATCGCTGGCTTCCACCAACGATGATTTGACATCCTTGTAGGGCACGCCCTGCTTGATAGCAAACAGTATCTGTTCCGGCGTCATGATCGGTTCGCCGGTCAATAGGGTATACTCGTTTTGCTTCAGAAAACGTTCGCCACGTCGGATGTATTTGTTGAACGCATGGGCTTGCTGCACTCGGTGTTCTGTATACTCGTTCACCGAGCCATACAGATCACCAATGAGGGATACGGCTAGCTTGGGCAGCTCGCCATATCTCAGATCATGCTCTACCCGCCGGGGGTTCGGGCCGTTCTGCCCGTTGGTTGGCGGGTTAGTTGATGCTCCAAGTGGGTTCCCGGCACCACCAGGGTCGCTGAAGGTCTTACGGCCATTAGGCTCATCCAGGTCGGCCATCATATCGTCCATCTGGCTAACCCGTTCGAGCTGCCGCTTATGTCGATGGGCTTCATCACGCAGGGTCTTTGCCTGCTGAATCAACTCATCGACCTGAGACTCAACATCCTCTGGCAGCAAGCCACTGTCATCCGCATTGTCGGTAATGAGAGCAGACGCTTGCTTGGTGAGAGCCCGGGCCTCACGGAGCTTTTCTCGATAAGCATCCATGACTTCACTCCTCGAAAGAGTTGTGCGCCACGCTCACTCAGAGCTGTGCTATTAGGTTATTGACGGCAGCGTCACACGCCCCGAATGAGTGCCCTCTCGGCGGCTCACATGGAATCTGTACTCATGGCGGCAGTGAGTGGTCTTGCGACCGGCTCGGCTGCCAGAGATGTTGTTACCAACTAGTATACAACAAAACCCGGATTTTGTAAACCGGCTCAATCCAGCAAGGAGAGGTCGGTTTCCAAAACCTGAAGTTGCCAATTCAACATGGCTGCCGATCGGCGTGGTACAGGTACAAGCACCTTGCGCCGGCTCGCCAGCACCCCCATCATCTCATCAACGACGGCTAGCTCATCCCAATTCATCGGCACTCCACACAAAGCCATAATCGCCTCATTGGAATAACCAAGCCCTCCGTAGTTCTTGAAGTCAGGCGGCTCCTTATCAAACTCCCCATAGTGCCGACTGAGATGAGAGTAGCTACCTTTTCGATCACCAGGTGGAATATCCACTCCACCTCGGGCACCTAGCAGTGCCCCCATTGCGGCTGCCACACCCCGCCAGATCGTTTCGTACGGCTTTTCGCCCCGGTGATGTGGCAACTTGAAGGCCGACTTCTTGAGATTGCCATCCTCATCCTCCTCGCTGGCATCATACCAGGTGTGCATGGCCTTCAAATCAGCCGTGGTCTCGGCCTTCTTGACTTCAGCACCAGCATCCCATGATATATCCTCATCAGCCAGTGGGCGCTTGACGTAGCCAATGACCCCCTTGACCTTATCGCCAGTCATACCAGCCGTGACCAAAGCTGCTGGATTCATGGCCCAGGGCACGACACTCCACTCCCACAGTCGTATCTCCTTGAGATGTCTGATCTTGCCATTATCCGATGTATCGACCTTGATAATATCGTAGCCGATACTCAGTTCACGCAATACCCCATCATTCAACAGCACCTGTACATCCCGACCAAGTGTCGTATCACTCACCTTCGCCCGGCTGAACAGTCCACCTGTTGCTTCCGGCCACCGCTCGATGATCTTGGCCGGCAGAGCATCACGCGGACGTTCCTCAATCTCTATCGGCTTGCCAATTGGCAACTGATAGAACGGATCGTGGCCATAGCAAACCAGCATCCGGTCACGATTCTCAGCAATGGTCTTGGCAAAAGCGCCAGGATGCACAATATCCCGGACACCCGACCAGTCCCCATCATCCAACACACCGAACACAGATGGGTAGCCCGAAAAGACACCCGACTCGGTATCAAAGCCATAGGCCACCGCATCAACCGCCTTATATTCCATGTTCTTCCCTCCTACGGAGATATGTTCCGCGCCCCGCAGGGTGGAAGCCAACGAACATCACGTCAATCCCCCGTCTTACAAAGAACCAAAGTGTATCTGTCGCCTTGAATTGGCCTTGCAAACCGACTTCAACAGCCCACCTGTGCCACTCGCAACATTGAGGCTCAATAATCCAATGTCGCCATCCCACACCCCCACAATAATCAATGGTTTTGATAGAATGCCAGACCGGATCCTCTAAAGAAATCAACGTACTTCTAATCCAGATGCAGGGCCAATCATCGGGTGGAAAAAAGTCAGCCTGAGCCACTGAAACCGACTGGCCCACATGGATTACACGATGATAAACATGATCCGAGTACACATATTCGCCATTAAGTGACAAGCCAGTAAATGATACCGACGTAGAGGCCCCAGCCCTAACGGTTGTTACTAGAATAATCAAAGCCAAGATCACAGCACACCGCAATGCTGGCCATGCTCTAAATCCCATCAGGACCTCTCTTTCACTATAGTTATGATTCCCTCATCCCGCGAAATGGAATCATTGATGATACAGCAACCCTGGCCACAAATTCACGCTTGCAACTTTGGCACACTAGAATGTTGATTGTATCAGGTGATTCCCTGGAAACCGTCCACGCATCGCATCCCGGGCATTTGTATTTCCGTATTTGCGATACCTGCCCCCGATATATTTTTGCCATCTCAATACACAATCGCCTATAGAAAATACAGAACTTACACCCAAGCTGACCACTATTCAGTGCTGGGCAATGCAATCTTGCACTCATGGGAACAGGTTACTCATAACCAATTTCGCATCGACAATTACCCAAACACACCGTATCACCGGCCCCGGGCACAGTTTGCAATGTTCCTATAGGCACCCGGCCACTAGCTTCTAAAGCCTCGCAATCCCCACATACGCGATCATCTCCAACTGTTGACCACCACTCCCACTTATGGCGGGTGAGTCTGTATTGACGATCCTTCTCCCAAAATCGGGAGTAGGCACGTCCAGAATAAAGCCTCGCCCGCGCCCTGGCTTCATTGAGGGATCGTACCGCACCTGTTTCGATGTCCCCCAGGAAACCAGACAGGAAGTTGTATTCTCGTCGGAGCCACCATCCATTGCGGCCCCAGTCATCGAATCCAACTCGGTCCCATCCGCCGGCTCCAAGAGCCAGCTCTGCATTGTAGGCATGTTTGAGGGCAACTTGAAAGGCTCGTTCGCATTCAGCAAAGGAAATGTCTCCGTTGTAGAATGCCACAACAAGGTTTTCAAGGATTTGATCAGTGCTGTCCGCCAGGTATCTGGCAAGCCAGACAACATTTTCTCGTGGGACAGGTGTGTTATCTTCATCATCATACAGATATTGGGCGTCAATAAGACTCCACAGATAGTTAGTCTGNNGAGACGTTGTTNCTTTNNGCNNNGGCATCAAGAANGANCTGAAGCCCACGGGGTACACCCAAAAAGTGGACCCAGGCTCTTGATCTGGCTCGATCGGCTTCTGTAACTTGGGCATTGTAGGCACGCTCAGCTCCATCTTGAGGCCGATCTGCCCGCAAGCCAACCTCTTCAACTATATCAGACACATCAACTGGCATCATACCAGCACGAATCAAGTCAATGGCAGACATGACTGCTTCTCACCCATTTGGACTAGCCTCAGTTGCGGGTTGGTCTTGTATCGTACATCTAAAGCACGATACAAGCCTAACTCATCCAAATCAGGCGCCATGGGCGCCCCAGGTCGGATATACGTTTGCCCACAGTAGTAGCAGCCAATGTAATGACGATCAGTCACCATTGCGCAATTGCAATTCGGGCAGGTCATTTGACCTGCTCCAAATATGCTTGCTGGTATCGCTCCAGGAGAATCTGCATCTTGGCGACTGCCAGCATCAGTAGGTGATTGGGCGCTCCAAATGGGTCTTGTCCATAGGTAACACACTGCTCGATCAGCTTCAGCTCGCGTTCGTCAAACGCTTGATTCCAACCAGATCGAAGGTCACTCGTCTCAGCGCCCTTAGTCGATACCTGCATCTTCATCCTCCTCCGATTCTTCGGTTTCAAACCAGCGCCACGGTTCTATTAACCGTCCGCCCAAACGTCGCCGGCAGATATAGACAACTTCTCCAATGGAAGGCTTCCGGGACTTCTGCACTACCGAAGTCGCACTATCCAGAAAACGCTCATTGGCCATGATACG